ATAGAATAGGCTGTGATCCAGCCTGTGTAGAGTGGTCCACACGAAAAAGTGGGTCCGAAGTAGAAGAGGAGACATGAAGTGCTGCCGTAGGTGTTCCTGTCCCAATACCTACTCTGTTATTAACATCGTCATATACTAAAGCAGAAGCACCGCCAAAAGAGCCGCCATCATTGTATTGTACTTGACTATTTGAGCCGCCAGGTGTGCCACCGCCGCCGTTCGTTGTGATCTGAACGCCGTTAATTTCAAGAGACCCAGTAATATCAACAGAGCCAGTAAACTGATGGACGTCTGTATCTTTATCAGTACCTGTTTGAGTGCTACCAGGAACAACATTTGGTGAGGGTGTGAAACCTCCGCCGCTACCGAATCCCATTCTTATATCCTCCGATTATTCGTCGATGCCAGAACCAGTTAGTGGGAACATTACGCCCTCACCAATACCAGTCAACTCAGCATACATCTCAAAAGTAGCATCAGCACCAGGGGCTGACAGATAGACACTATTGCACTTGATGTTCATTGTTAGCGAAGAGTTCAAACTATCGAGAGTGATATAGTGAATACCAGCAATAGTTCTGGCAGTGTCCTTAGACTGAAAGTGTACTCGAATATCGTCGCTAGATGCGTCTTTGTTTATGATAGTTATGGAGCGGGTGACATTTGGAAACTCGATCTCTACTTCTTGACCAGAAGCGATTGTACTTCCTGTAATGAATGGAGTACCAGCGATTTGGTATGACCCAGCACTCGAAAGCCCAGGGCTCCTATTATAAAAACCTTGAAATTGTGGACTTTGATCTGGTGAGTATCCCATTATCGTTTCCTCCTCTTATACCTGTCCCTAGGTGTAAGTAGTTCATCTCTGCGTCTATTCACCTGGGCTACGATTCTTTTCTTTTCTTGTTTCCTTTGTCTGTTTATCTCACTTGGAGCAACAAAGTGCGTTCTGCTACGGAACTCGTCAATGATGCCATCACGCTTTACTTTCTTTGTAAAACGACGAACCATCTTTTCTGGATCTCCGTTGCACTCCTCTGCATGAACCGTAATGCAAGTTTCTATGACTGATGATTTTCTTGTGTTGAACTTTTTATTTATTCTCATTATTTTTTACTTTCTATTTTATTTGAAACTGTTCCCCAGTTTTGAAACCCTGGGATACTTGAAATATCTAATCCAGCATCGCCTGCTGGTGTGCCAGACAATGCTCCGCCTTTTGCTGCTGATTCTCTGAGAGGCTGTGTTCCCTTGAAGAACCCTTCGTCGGCAAACTTGCTAGCCAAGCTATTATATGTGTTGTTGCCGATAGCATCCATTACTTCTTTTCTGTTACCATCAAGAAGCTTGGCAGCCTCGTTGCTTATTCTAGCAAGGTCTTTCATCTGGGAGTTCATCTGTGGTGTAGCAGCTTCTCTGACAACACTAGTGTTTGATGCTCTCATTCCTGTTGCAACTTCTGTCACAATATTGGAGAGCACTCCCTCTTCAAAGATTACTTCTCTTATGCATTCTTTGATAATGTTTTTTAGTTCCGACTTTTTCATTATAACCTCTTTTTTATGTGCCCAAGATGTCGTTCAAGGCACGATTGATTCGATCTGCTTTTGTTAGGTACTTCTTCAACTCTTTGCTCTCAGCTACCATAAAGGCACCTGCTGTGCTTGGCTCTGATACTAGGTCGAAGCACAATAGCTGGAAATCGTCCTCTACCATTGTGACTCCATTCTCTTGACGAGTTGAACCTAGACCACGACTAGAGATCCCAAGCTGGACTCCGCCTGAAACAAGCTGCTTAGCAATTTGACCTGCTGGGGTGTCTAGGATTTTGATCTTACCCATTACATCATTACCCTTCCACCAAACCTCTGTGACAAGGTGGCTTACATTTGCTAGAGTAACGACTGAGTTATCTGGGTGGTCTAGTTCTCCTGTTGCTCGGCGTTCTTTGACCAACTTCTCATAGTTCTTCATTTCTCGCCTTAGTAGACCTTCTGGGTAGACTCTGCCGTTTCCATTTGGAGTGTTTGCACACTGGATTTTGCCAGCTACGATAAGATGAGTACCATTGCGATTACCTTCTTTCTCTTCTTCTGTTAGAAGATCACCACTGTAATCTAGATCCATAAACTCTTGTAAGACATATTTGTTATCCATTTTTATCTCCTTAGAGTGCGGGCGCTACCCGCACGATACTGCTACCCCTGCAACAATTGGTTACGGGTCTGAGCATCCACTTCTGTGTCCACACTCCTAATATTTCGGTTCTCATATTGAAATCCTCCATCTGAGATGAGCGAACATAATGCATATGATGTCCCAGATGATAGGCAACCTAGGAGCAACGCATTAGTTACGCTTACACCATAGGTAAATAGTTCTGTAAATGGGTTTAGGAGCACTAGAATGACTCCGACCCAAAAGCCCATACACATAGGGCAGCTAAAAAAGTACGACTTTGGACGAATGGGAGAAAGGATTTTTGAGTAAACTAAAATCTGTGTTAGCCCATAAGAGCACAGTATAAAGTATAAAAGCTGCACTTTGCCTCTTTCTAGTAAAGGTATCCGTAACCAGCGAAACTATATGTTGGATCGCCGATCTGGTATGCTTCTGGATTGTCTTCGTATGGTGGGATCTCGCCAGCCTCTGTTGTCTCTGCTTCAGAAGGATCAACAAATCTGTCTTCGACGTGCTTATCATACTCTTTAGCGAACTCATCATCGCCAGCACTCTTCTTAACATACTCGCTGATCAAAAGCAATACAGCCTGCAAAGAGTTGACACCGATGGTGCTTTCTTTAATGTAAGGAGTCTCCATCATACCGAAAGCAACGCCACCCTTAGGATTAGCTGCTTCAGTTACACCACCTTTGAACAAGTGGTACATAAGTTCTCTTTGATATTCGTAAACATCCTTTTCAGCATATGGCTTAGGCAAAGAAACCACCTTGCCCTCAGTTGGGTTCACAACGATGTCCATATACTCGTGATCATCAATGATGAGGTTGCCATCAAGAGTCTTAGTTATCTTGAGTGGAATCTGAGCCTGTGGTGGCTGCTTTTGTGGGATGTTTAGTTTTATCTTAATTGTCATCAGATTGGTACTCGTTTACTAGCTTCTGTAACTTTAAGATCTTGAGGATGTCTTCCTGTTGTAGGTTTGAGACATTTATATTTTCTATTTCTTCCAAAACTTTCTGAGTAGCTTTGACCATTTCCTTGTCTTGCTTTACCTCTTCTAGTTCAACGGACTTTTCGATCTCTTCTTTGATGCGTCGTAGTTCTGTGCCGACGTGAATGCGGAAGTCTACTTCGTTTGATCCGAAAGAGACAACATACTTTCCTAGAAGTTCTTTCTGCTCCTTGAGCAATCCAGTATACTGGCTGTTAAAGCGCTCAGCAAACTTCTTGACCACCAAGGAGTCCACTGGCTGCATCTCTTCTTTCTCTTCTTTGATTGTTGTCATCTCTTCGACAACTGTCTGCTCCATCAACACACGGCTCTTGATTGTACCTTTTGTTCCGAAGACCTGGGCGATGGTTGCGAAGGATCTATAGTTTGGAACAAAGTTGTTATATACAGAGCGACCAAGATGAGTGTTGATCTTCTTGATGACTTTAGATTGTTCGGAGAAGATTTCCTGGGAGTCTAGCTCGTTGTATGACTCTTTAGCTACGGACAAAATCTTTTCGGCAGTCTCTTTGTCAAGTCCCTGCTCAGCAACGATAGAGTTGTAACACTCCACTTCTTTATTGAGGGTCTTCCCTTTGGAGAAGTGTTCTGCCAGGATGCCTTTGGCAATCTTAGTTCTTTCGTTATCTCTTTTGACAACTGACTTTGTTACTTCTCTTACAAGAGCTTCAAACAAAAATGCTGTGTTTCTTTTCTTGTTATGCTTGACCTTCATCTTTTGTCCCTAATTGTTCTATCAGTCTGTCGATCTCATATTGGTTACTAAACAATATTTGTTCTTCTCTATCAACAGATTCTCTAGTTCTTATAACACCATTCCCTAAAGAGCTAATTGGTCTAGCAAGATTATTCATCTCACTTTGCGCAATAGTAAATAGTCTTCTTTTGTTCTTAGTTCCTGGCTTAGCTGATTCGCCACCAGCAGCAGCAAGGTCTGCTCTTTTTCTAGCTCCACGTTTTTGGCGTCCACGAGGCTTGCCATCATCACGTTGCCCTGGTTCTGGCTCTGCCAAAAGTGGTCCTTCTTCTGCTGGCTCTTCTGGCGTTTCTTCTGCGGGTGTTTCGCCGCCAAGACCTAAATCAAGATCGTCTCCACCTGCGCCGCCTTCTGTTTCTGGGATTGTGCCAGCCTCTTCGATAGCAGCGCCGAACTGGGCATCGCCATACATTTCGATCTGGATTCTGTCGATCTCTTCGTTGTCAAGCTTGAAGATGTTTTTGTATACCCAGTGCTTGGAGAAGTAGCCATCTGTTGCTGCGCCTGCAATGTCGAACTTAGTGCGGAGGTGTTCAAGCTCTTGAAGCTCAGCAATCTTGGATGGGTTGTTAAGGGTAATGCTGAAAGATGTCAAGTCGGAGTCTCTGTACCCAAGGGTGTAGAGGTGAATGATAGCCATCTTTTCTAGCTCAGCAATAACAGTTCTCTGAAGTCTTTGAATAGTTCTTGCAAAGCGAATGTCTTTTTGTGATAGAGTTGTCTTGTCTTCGATAGCGTCAGATTGTGCCAAATAAGCCTTTGGAATCTTAAGCGCTGAGAAGAGCTTGTCTCTCAAGTAGTTAACGTCGTCAATGTCGCCTGTAAACTGTCCACCAGCCAAGGTTTCGATCCTTGTGTTACTGGCAGCACCACGAATAGGAATGTAGTAGTCCTCATCGACGCTCATTGCATTGTAGCGCAAGTCAACACGACCGCTGTCTTCGTCAACAATCTGGTTGCGCTTCATTTGTGTTTTGACTTGCTCGATGTAGCCTTCAACATCTTCTGGGGAAATGTTACCAACGTCAATGTAGAATACTCGTCGCTCAGGAGAGCGGACAATACGATAAGCCATCATAGCATCTTCGAGCAGAGTTAGCTGACGCCAGATACGGCGTGATGGTTCAAGCACTGAAGTTCCGTTTGGAACGTACTTGTCGTTACCAATAACTCTGAAGTGGCATACCTGCCAGTTCTCAAAGGTTACACCCTTATTACCTTCAGCACCTGTCCAGAAGTATTGGATGTAATTTGGATTTGTTTTATCTGTTCCCTCGATTCGCTCGATCTCACGAACTGGGAGCGGGATCACGTTTGTGATGCCCAAGCTATCGTCGATGTCCAAATAGAGATAATAGTCACCGTACTTGCACATACCTCGTGACCAGCCGAAAAGGTTTGCCTCGATATTCAAAACGGTGAACATCAAGGTGTTGATGATCTCTTTGATCTCACGGTTAGCACAATCAATCGAAATGATTGGATTAAGAGCAGTTGATGTTGTTATCTCATCAGCGTAAATGTCGAGAGTAGAAGCAATCTCTGGCATATATTCCATCTGGTCGAAGTCAGTATACCTGATCTGCTTGTTTCTTGCATTGAGAACTTGGTTGCTAAGGTTCCCAAAAGGATTGTGATATTCTTTCTTCTTAAACTCACGACCAGTGCCAGTAGTAAAAGTGTACTTTGTAACATCTCTTCTGCTAGAGCGACTGAATGATGGTCGATCGTAGTTTACGATTGGACCGCTGAAAAGTCGAGTGAGTCTCTTGAAAAGAGGTGACTGCCTGTTGCGTGGGTTGTTTCCGTCGTTATTTGAGTTATAATCGTCTGCCATTTTTTATCCCTTTATAATCCATCCTAAGTCGTGCATTCTTCCGTCTGTTCCTCTAAACTTTGAAGGCTGTGATTGATATCCGTGCTGCCCTTGTATCTTTGTGTTTAGAACTTTGTTACTTTTTGATATGCTGCTTAGTAAGGCTTTTTTGTAGGTCTCCTCCCGCTTATTTGCAGTCAGTGCTGTTCCTCTAACCCAGCAACCAATAGAAGCAGCTATAACAAGATCATCATTATAACTTCTCATTGCTTGTGGTCTTCCATTGTGCCACACAAATGTTTTGATTTCATTTGCAAGGCGCATGGAATTAATGGTAATTAGTTTATTTCTAACGAATTCCTCAAACTTCGCAATAACAAGTGGTCGAGTTTTCATAGACATAGTGAACCCAGGTACGCCACCAACTGCCTCTGCGGTAACTTCATCAACATATTCATGAGTAGATTTTATACTGTAATACAGATTTTTATAGTCTAAGTCCTGAAGTCTATTCAAAACTCCAATACCCAATGAGTTATTCTCGATCACAAGCAGCGCATTGTTGTACTCTCCAGCTATTGAATACAGTAAAGGAGCAAACATATCTGGAGTTACTTTACCTTGGTATTCAGCAACCTGTTCCATACTGTGAGTATCAAAAACGTGCGCTACACTAAAGTCTGATCCGTCACCTCTAGCAACGTCAGCTACTAGAACATATTCGTGTCCTTCTCTTGGTTCTTTCCAGATCCAGTAGTTTCTATCAAAGCCAGTTCTTCTTTCTGGCTCTCTTACGTTTTCTAAGATTACTTTTAAGTCGTCCCCGTGAACTACGGTTTCACCCGACGCATTGAAGTTGCACTCAAGCTCCTGTGCGTTTTCACGCAGTGACATATTTCTGGTCTCTTTGTTAAACAATTCTTGATAACGCTCTTGGTGTACATC